CCATCTGGAACCCTGCACGCCAGCGACGGCGTGCGCCGCATTGAACCCGACCGCGATCATCTTCTCGTCACCCTGAGTTGTCCGTCGTGCGGCCACACCTTTACGGTTCGGGCGAGTCGTATTGCGATGACGGGCACGGCGACGTAAACTGACATAACAAGTAAATGATTATCGCTGGTCATGGGCCGGCGGGTTGCGGCGCGAAAGCGTTGCCCCGCCGGCTTTTTGCTTTATCCGGGATCGAAGATGGCTGATGATTCAGCACAACCGAAAAAGCTGAATCCCAAGCAGGAAGCCTTTGTGCTTGGATGACCACGGCCGCCATAAATTCAATGCGACATGGGCGGCGAAACGAGCCGGTTATAGCGAGAAAACGGCGTATTCCATCGGTTCGGAGTTGCTGAAGAAACCTGATATCGTCGCGCGCGTGCAGGATTTGCTGACCGCGTGGGCCATGCCGGCGCAAGGCGTGCTTGCCGAATTGACTGAAATCGCATCGGCGGAATGGAAAGAGTTTGTCGAAATCCTGACGTGGGATGACGCGGGCAAGCCGTTGAAGGTCAAGATGGACCTCGGCTCCAAGGTCAAGAGCCTGGAACTGCTCGGCAAGCATCATCAACTCTTCAGCGACAATCTCAACATCAACGGAGGAATCGAGATCAGGGAAATCGTCGGCGTGCCGGACGAAACGCCGTGACGGTCGCGCCCGCCGCCACGGTTGATCCTCGGACGCGCTTGCGGGCACGGCCGAATGCCGATCCCACGATTCGCTACGAACCGTTCGGCGCGGCGCGCGATCTCTTCTTTCACCATGAGCCGGAGTTGATCCTTGACGGCCCGGCCGGATGCGTAGCGGGTGAAACGCGGATTTACGATCCGTCAACGGGACTGAGCCCGCGCATCTCCGACATGCGCCGCGACAACGTTGAGCCGACCGTCTTGACACTTTTCGGTCCGGTCAAAGCTGAGGTTCCGTTCCGTAAGGGCGTGGCTCGTCTCTATCGGGTTAGCATGGCGTCTGGGCGAGCGTTCATTGTCACAGACAATCACCGCGTTCTTACTCCAAAGGGATGGCGTTTCGTCGGGCGCGTTGCCGCTGGCGACCAACTTCTCGCAGGCGTTCCCGACCTTCGGGAGACAGGTTCTTCGTCGTTCCTGTCAGTGTTTCTGCCAGATGCTGGCCGTTCGCCGCAAACACGCCAAGATTCTCCGGCGCATTATTTCCGCGATTCCCGTCAAGGTGATGCACCACTTCCGTGGCCAATAAGTAGCGACCGAGAACTCGTTCCATCACAAGCCGATGTTCTCGCATATAGCCGTGACGGTCGCAGTTCGGATGCTCCGGCGCTTTCAGCAAGACATACCCATCTTTATCAATCACGCGACCGCCTCGCCAAAACGGATTGTTCTCTGGCGCTGATCGGTCAAACGGCTGATACGGAATCTCATGTTGACGCAGGAACTTGGCGACCGCTTGATGCTTCACGCCAACACGGCGACCAATCTCAGAGAACGTCAGTCCTTCCGCTGCCCATTGCCGAATCTCTTCGATGCGCTGATAGCACGCGCCGCCATGCGCGCGACTTGTCCGAATGCCGTTTTGTTGCAGGCAGCGCCGTACTTGAGCTGTCGTCAATGACAATGCGTCCGCGACCTCGCGGGTGCTCAACGTCTTTGCATAAAGATGAATTGCCTGCTGTTCTTGATCTGCCGTTAGGTGTTTATAGCCCTTCATTCGATACCTCCAAGTGCAATTATACGGCACAATGGGATACGGTATCAAGCATCGAATATGAACGAACAGACGAGTACTTTGACCTACACGTGCCTGGCGCTGAGCACTATTTGGCTGAAGGGATTTGGCATCATAACACCGGCAAAAGCCTCGCCTGCCTGAAGAAACTGGACCGCAACGCGATCAAATACCCCGGTTCGCGGCAGCTTATCGTCCGCAAGACACGCACATCGTTGACGCAATCGGCGCTCGTCACGTTCGAGAAACAGGTGATCGTGCCGGGCGGGCGCGTGCGTTTTCACACGACGCAACAAGCCTATCTGTATCCCAACGGCTCCATCATCGTCGTAGGCGGGCTTGACAAAGACTCAAAAGTCATGTCGTCCGAATACGACGCGATCTATACGCAGGAAGCGACGGAACTCCAGGAAGCGGACTGGGAGGCGTTGACGACGCGCCTACGCAACGGCGTCATTCCTCATCAGCAACTCTTAGGCGACTGCAACCCCGTCGCGCCGACGCATTGGCTCAATCAACGGTGTCTCTCCGGCAAGACGACGCGTTTGCTTTCCCGGCACGAGGACAACCCGTCGATCTGGGACCGGACGCACGGCGACTGGACGCCACGCGGCCGGGCCTATATCGCGAAGCTGGACGCGCTCACCGGCGTGCGGCGCGAGCGGTTGCGCTTTGGCAAATGGGTTGCAACCGAAGGACAGGTGTTCGACGCCTGGCGCCGGGAGATCCATGTCATCCGTCGCGATCAACTTGCGGACTATGGCTTTGGCGGCGCGTATCACCTCGCCGGCGTTGACTGGGGCTACACCAAGCCCGGCGTGATTGATGTCTGGGCGGTTGGTTCGGATGACCGGATGGCGCTTGTGCATGAGGTCTACCAGACGCGCAAGACGCAAGACTGGTGGGTGAGCAAGGGCCGGGACATGAACGCCCGCTATGGCGTCAAAACGTTCGTTTGCGACCCCGCCGAACCGGCGTACATCGCCGCGTTCAAGAAAGCCGGGCTGAACGCGGTTCCCGCCCGAAATGACATTCTCCCTGGGATTACCGCCGTACAGGCGCGGTTGGCGGTTGCGGAGGATGGCCGGGCGCGGCTCTACGTCGTGGACGACGCGCTCGAAGCGGTTGATCCGTCGTTGTTGGATGAGCACGATCCGACCGGCTTTCTTGACGAAATCGACGCCTATGTATGGGCGAAAGACGCGACCGGGCGCAAAGAGAAGCCGGTTGACGACGCGAATCACGCGATGGACCCGTTGCGGTATGTGGTCCTGCATCTCGACAACAAGCCCAAAAGCAAGCAGATCATGGGGTGGAACTAATGCCGGACGACGCGATGGTCGCCCATGCGCTCGGGCAATTGAGCGCCCGTCAGGCGACCTACAAACACCTTGCCGACTATCTCGCGGGCCGGCAGAATCTCGCCTTTAGCTCCGATTCTTTTCGCGCCGCCTTCGGCTCCTATCTGCGTGCCTTTTCCTACAATAGGTGTCCTGCAGTAGTTGACGCCGTCGCTGACCGTCTCCAAATCCGCAACTGGGAAACCGAAGGCGATCAGGAAGACCCGGTCGAAGCCAAAGCGCAGGAAATCTGGCGCCGGAACCGGATGATGCGTCGTCAGGGCGAGTTGCATCAGGAAGCGCTCGCGATCGGCGACGCCTATCTCGTCGTCTGGCCCGATCCCGACACCGGCGAACCCGTGATGGCTCCGAACAAGGCGCACTGCATGACCGTCGTGTATGACGACGACAATCCGGGCCGGATCGTGCTGGCGCTCAAAACGTGGCGGATCGATTGGGGGCCGGACGCGGGGCGCTGGCGGCTCACGATCTACGCGCGCGACGTCATCACCCGCTGGATTTCCCTGGGCAAGTCGGACGAGATCATCAAGACGCTGAACCGCTTCACGCCGTACGAGGACGAGCTTGGCCCGCCGGAAGCGGCGAACCCGTACGGGCGCGTGCCGGTCTTCCACATCGGCAACAACGCCGACACCGGCGCGTTCGGCCGCAGCGAGCTTGCCGACGTGCTGCCGCTGCAAGACGGCCTCAACAAGTCGGTCGCCGACATGCTCGTGACCGGCGAGTTCCATAGCTTTCCGCAACGGTGGGCCGTCGGCGTGGAAACCACGATCAACGAGGAGACCGGCGTCGAGGAACAGCCGTTCCAACCGGGCCGGGATCGGCTGTGGGCCGTCGCGAACGAACTGGCGCGGTTCGGGCAGTTCGACCCCTCCGACATCCAGCAGTTCATCGCCGCCCAGGACTCCTGGGACGTCAAGATCGCGCGGGTCAGTCGCACGCCGGTCTACTGGCTCGCTTCCACAGGTACCCCACCTTCAGGTGAGAGCCGCAAGACGGAGGAAGGGCCGTTCGTCGCGAAAGTGGTCGACCGGCAAGTCTCCTACGGCAGCGTGGAAGGCGACGCGATGTCGTTCGCGTTGGAGATCGCGGGCTTCACGCCGGAGATCGCCAGCGGGATCACGCCCGTCTGGAGCCCCGCCGAAAGCCGCAGCGAACAGGAGTTCTGGACGATCGCGCAACTGAAGGCTTCAGTAGGAGTCCCGGCGAGTCAAATTTTTGCTGAAGCTGGCTACAAGCCGAAAGAGATTGAATCGTTCATGGCGGAGATCAACGCGAAGGCGGTCAGCGCCGCCGATAACTTAGGGCTCGCCTTTGGGCGCGGCCAGACGGGAGGCTAACCATGGCGAGGACGAGAACCACGAACATCGGCGCGGATCGGATCGCCTCGAACGTCACGGCCCTGGACGCCAGCGGGATCAGTCTCGCGGCGACGGCCACGCTTGCCATTGCCGCCAGTGTGGCGACGGACACCGTCGTGAAGGCCGCGCCGGGCCGGTTGGCGCGACTGATCGTGACCACGCTCGGGACGAACGCGCTGCTGATTTACGACAACGCGACCACGGGCAGCGGCGTCATCATCGGGGCGATCCCCGCCAGCGCCGCCGTCGGCTCCAGCTTTCTCTTCGACATGCCCGCCGCGAACGGCATCACCGTCAAGGGCAGCGGCACGAACCCCGCCGTCACGATCAGCTTTTCATAATCACGAAAGGATCGCATCAATGGCAGACACGACGTTTCACGGCTGGACGGTGGACGCGGATGAGGACGGCAACGTCGTCACCCTGACCAAACCCTCGGAGCATCCCAGCGCCAAGAACGGCGTCTTGCTCGTGCGGACGCGGGGCGGAAACGGCACGCCGCACGCGATCACGCGGGCCACGGCGGAGCGCGACGCGCTGGCGGAGGATGTGCGCACGGCGAGCCCGGACGATCTGGGCGAGTGGCAGGACCGGCACGAAGCCGCGCACGCAAAGGTCAAACGGCTGCGGGATGAGCACCAGAAAGGCGGCGAGTAAATGGCGACCGGAACGCTTTTGAACTACGGCAATTTCTACGTTGCCGCGCTGAACAAAGAGATCGACTGGAACAGCGACGATATTCGCATCATGCACGTCAGTTCGGCCTACACGCCCGATCAAGACGCGCACGCCTACTATTCCAGCGTCGTTGCGAACGAGGTCACCGGCACCAACGTCCCCGCCAACGGGACCGCGCTGACGACCTGCACCGTCACCTACACCGGCGCCACCAACACGATCAAGCTGGACGCCGACGATTACAGCGTTTCGACCGCCACCGCGACCGGCATCGCGACATCGATCATCTATGACCGGACCCCGGCCACCGACGCGACCCGGCCGTTGATCGGCTACATCCCCTGGAGCGTGGCGATGAGTCCGAGCGCGGGCACGCTGTCGGTCGTGTTCGATTCCGCCGGGGTGACGAAGCTCGTTGTCAGCTAAAGGCGCAGGGATTCGTCCGTAAAACTACTGAGACAGAAGCAGGGTGATTGACCAATGGCGAAGCGGTGGTTTCTCTGTCCGGTGATCGGGACGGGCGCGGAGGGCGACTACTACCGCGCCAAAGTCGCGGATTATGGCGTGGCTCATGTCGCGGTCATTCCGAGCAAACCGGACGGCTCCCCGCTGCTCAATTGGTGCATCGTCAAGGTCGCGGCGTCCGACTTCACCCAACTGGACGCCGACGCCGACGTGGACGGCTGGCCGAACGTCTCGCTCGACACAACGGTCAGTCAACTGCCCGCCCCTGTGCGCACGCGGATTCGGGCGGCGCTGACCAAACGCGGCATTGACACGAGCGATGTCACGGGCGCAACGCCGTTGCGGGCGATCCTCAAACGGATTGGCCGGGCGATGGAAGCCACGTTCGATCCCGACGTCGTTGACGTGACCGGCTAACTCATGGCGACGGTTGTTTTCGATACATTCACAGACACAAACAACAAAACGCTGACATCTCATACCGGGGAGACCGGGGCGACGTGGGCGCTTGTCAGTGGGTCAACGGCGACCGCGCGGATTACCAGCAGCCGTCTGGGCTGGAACACGACCGATTCTTCCAGCGGAACCTACTACGCCTCCGGCGTGACGGCGAGCGACGACCAAGACCTCACCGCCGATTACGTCGTGACGAGCAGCGCATACGCGCAGGGCCTGGGGATTTTTGGGCGGTTAAGCACGACCGCGAGGACCGGCTATCGCGTCGATTACAACGCTCCGACGTGGGAGTTGGTGAAGTCCGTCAGCGGGTCGGTCACGCTGCTTTCGTCAACGAGCGCTACGCTCACGTCCGGCCAGACCATCGCCGTGCGGATGGAACTGCGTGCCGCGTCAAAGACCGTTTTTCTCGACGGCGTTTCGTCGCTCACAAGCAGCGATAACAGCATCACCGGCAACACCCATGCAGGCGTGAGCAACGTCGGGAGCAGCGTTGTCATTCAGCTAGACAACTTCACCCTGTCCGATCCGGCGGGCGGCACGGACGCCACCGGCACGGCGACCGTCGGGGCCGCCACCGCCACGGGCGGCGCGCACACCGGCACGGCGACCATCGTCGTCAACGCCAGCGCGACCGCCACGGTCGGGACCGCGTCCGCAACCGGGCTCAATCACACGGCCTCGGCGGGCACGCTCGGCACGCACACGGCAGGCTCGGCCACGGCCAGCGGCGGCAGTCACAGCGCATCGGCCGCCATCGCCGCCGCCGGGACCGCCACGGTTGGCGCGGCGACCGCAACCGGCGGCAGCCATGCCGCCAGCGCCGCCGTGGCCGCCAGCGCGACGGCCACCGTTGGCAGCGCCACGGCAAGCGGCGGCAGTCACACGGCAAGCGCCGGGCTCCAGGCGACGGCCACGGCCACCGTGGGGGCCGCTACGGGCACAGGCGGGGCGCACACGGCCAGCGCGGGCCAACTGGCCGCCGGAATCGCCACCGTTGGTTCCGCGACCGCGACGGGGCTCCTGGCGACGGGCAGCGCATCCACGACCGCGACGGCGACGGTGGGAACGGCCACGGCCACCGGCTTGCTTGCAACCGGCGCGGCGGGGCAGCAGGCCAGCGGCGCGGCCACGAGCGGCGCGGCGACGGCCACCGGAGGGGTTCATAGCGCCAGCGCCGCGACAACGGGCGCGGCCACGGTCGGAACCGCCACCGCCAGCGGCGGGGCGCATGTCGCCAGCATAGGCAGCGCCACGATCGGCGCGGCCACGGCGGGCGCTGCCGCGGCATCCGGGGGCACGCACACTGCCAGCGCCGGAACGACCGGCGGCACGACAACCGGCAACGCCTCGGCAACCGGCGGGACGCACGCGGCATCCGTCAGCAACTCCGGCGCCGCAATCGTCGGTAGCGCCACGGCCACCGGCTTGCAGGCGGCCATCAACGCCGCCAACGCCGCCCTGGCGAGCGTCGGAACGGCGACGGCGACGGGCGGGCTGCATCAGGCAATCGCGGGCGCGACGGGCTTCGCCACCGTGGGCGACGCCACGGCGATCGGGCTTGACGCCACGATCCGGGCGTTCCTGGTGGTGCGCGTCGGATCGGCCACGTTGACCGCGAGCCCGCGCGTATCCGCCACATTGCAGGCCGCGCCGCGTCTCAGCGCCACGCTCGTAAAGGAGTGACCATGACCGTCATCAGCATCCGTC